GACAATTATGCCTGAACCTTGCCAGAGAATTGGGACGCCGAGGGTGCACGGCATAGCCGTGTTTTTTGATTTATACGTCAGGGCGGGAGCCCAAGAAAATGCCCCTGTATGCCGGATATCGCGCGAAGGCTTTAGCCTGAGCGGTGGGTGTATTGAACAAGGAACCTTTTCGTTAACCTTAGAGATATTTTGGCTAACAAAATTACGGTTAACCTGTTGTAATGTATGGTTAATAGAAGTAATAATTTGTATAACCATCCCTTGTTCTATACGATGGTTGGGTATTGTAACAGGTTTATTATCAACAAGTATCTTTTTCTGCCTTAATAGACGATGTATCAAGGATAAAGGATAATCCGGTAGGGCTTTTCGTAATATGCGGTCAAGCCTGCGCCCTGTGTCATCCTTACCGGCGGTTAATTTAATCATTAGGTTATTTTATCATAAATCCAGAAAAATTAACTACCGTGGTTTTAACCTTTATATATTGGTAGACAGAATACCCATTATGGTGAGTCGCCTATAGGCCCCCCCAATGTAACCCCCTGTAGGGGGAAAATACCACAAACTGTGTCATTTTGACACAAAAGGAGCCAAAAAATGGCAAAATTTGGAATGTACGCAATGTACGACCGTGTGAGCGAGGAATTCAGCCCCCCGTTCATAGCAAGGAATGACGCTGTTGCCGTCCGTGAAATGCTCACTACCATGCAGAATTCTCCTTACCCGGATGACTTCTATCTCCAGGCAATAGGAACATACGACAGTATGACCGGAGAAGTCAAGCATCTGGAACACAAGATCGTTCCTTTCAGCCTTAAGGCCAAGATTGACGATGTGCTAAGGGACAAACTGGAAAAGGAGATTGCCGATGAGTAAAAGAGGAGCCGCATTCAGAACCGTTTCCGGAGCTCCGCGGATTCCTCGAAACGCGTTTGACCTGTCATCGGAACGTAAGTTCACCTGCGACCTGTTTCAGTTGACACCTGTTATGGTCGAGGACTGCTTACCAGGTGATAATTGGAGAATAAACGCGGAAGCAATCATCCGGATGAATCCGATGGCCGTGCCTATCATGCACGAGATCAATATGTCGGTCCACTACTTCTTCTGTTCGTACCGGATGTTGACCGATAAATGGCGCAAAGAGGATCCGGCCGTCCGTACGTTCGATTACGAGGAATACTACACCGGCGGCGAAGACGGCATGTATAAACAACTGCCGCCGACCCTTGATGTCAACTACGCCCTGGCGAACGATCCGAACTCGCTTTACAACTACCTGTACAGTCACAAGCTTGACAATCAACAGTCAACTTTCAAGGTATCCATATGGCCGCTGATTGCCTACAACATTATTTATAACGAGTATTACCGAGATCAGACGCTCATTCCCAAAGTAAGCCTCACAAGTAAAGACTGGCAGTACCGCGCCTGGGAAAAAGATTATTTCACATCGGCGCTTCCCTGGACCCAAAGGGGTACCGCCCCTGCCCTACCCGTCGCCATTACGGATGCCCATATTGATTTCGGTTTTCCAACAGATGACCGGATTAATACGCCAAACCAGTTGAATACTGTAATACTTCCGGCGCAAATCGGTATTCCGCCGGAACCAGGAATAGCAGCATATTCTTCAGGCTCTCAAGCATATGGTGTATCTCAAGCCTTTAAAAACGCGTTGAATAAAAACACAGTTGAAATTCAAAACGACCAGATTTCAACATTTGACATCAACACGTTACGTCTAACGGTACAAACGCAAAAATGGCTTGAACGTAACGCTCGCGCTGGTGCAAGGTTCCCCGAACACATCGAGGCTCATCACGGCGTAAAACTGCCGGATTCACGGGTCCAGCGACCTGAATACTTGGGAGGCATGCGCTCCCCTATTATCGTGTCGGAGGTCCTGCAAACATCACAAACAACAAACACCCACTCGTTAGGTGAAATGGGCGGACACGGCATCATGGCAGACCGTGCGCATTGTGCCTCATACTTCGTCAGAGAGCCTGGAGTCATAATCGGCATAATGTCGATCCTCCCCGTACCGTCCTACATGTCCCAGGGCATAGACCGCCAATGGACCAAACAGAGCCGTTATGATGAATACATGTCGGAGTTTATCCACCTGGGTGAACAGGCGATAAAGATGTCAGAAATCTACGCACAAGAACCCATACCCGATATGTCGAACGAAGAGATTTTCGGGTATCAGGGACGTTTCAACGAATACCGATATCGCCGCAACACGGTGCACGGTCTTATGCTGTCAGATTTGACAATGTGGCATATGTCTAGGAAGTTCGCAACAAAACCGCTTCTCAACAAAGATTTTGTGCAAGCCAATGAACAGGAAAGACGTGCAATGAAACGTGCGTTAGCCGCAAACACTGAACCGATGTTCCTGGTCAATTTCGCAAACGTATGTCCGCACGTTGTACGGCCATTACCGTGGTTACCGGATCCTGGTAACCTCGATCACTATTAAAAGAGGAGCAAATGAAACAAATTGTATTTACAGACTACCGCAACCCTCCGGAGGTTGTATTCCCTGAGATGTCGGATCAACAGATTACTGAACAGACTGGTTACGCCACGACCGAGCAGCTCGTCGAACTGGTCATACGCTCTGGTGAAGCGTTGGAAGATTATCGTCACGCCGTTTTTGATGCCACCCACGATGATGAGATGGAATCGGTTTCGCCGTTTGAAGTTGACCCGATTCTCCTTAACGAACGCATCAGAAAACGTAAGGAAATCCGTGCTCAAATGGTTGAGGAGGCCAAGAAGGCTCAAGCGGATAAAGAGGCCGCTATTAAGCAAGGAGAGGCCAAGAAGCTCGCCGAACAGGCCGCAGGGAGTATTACCTCCCCTACCTCTCCCTCAACTCAACCTGACGGTTCTGTGAGTTAAATAAAGCCTGGCTATACATCATCCCCTTGATGATAGTATAGCCAGGTGACACCAAGGAGGAAAAATGGGATTTGGAAGAAAAAATTACTGGAAAGGAAAAAAATCAGTCTATGGGCGTGCCAGGCAAAAAGCTAAATGGCGCGCATCGCGCAGAGCAAGGAGGAAAAAATGAACGATCTAATCGAGTTCGTAAAATGGACTATAAGGATTACTTGGGCATTATTATTATTTCTTCAAAAACTGTTAGGAGGTGAATAATGATGGACATGATTCTTTCCGGCATGCTCGGAGGCCTTGTAAATCAGGCAACAACAAGAGGACTCGGACTGCTGGAAGACGTATTCGACCCCTGGTCAGGAAGGAACGTCACAAAGAAAAATTTTGGATTACAGGAGGAAAATCTTGCATACCAAAAAATGCTTCAACAGACTATGTTCAATCGTGAGGACAATTCTGTTCAACGTAAAATTGCGGACCTTAAAGCATCAGGCCTCAACCCCATGTTCGCAATGGGACAAGGAGCCAACGCAGGCCAGGAGATTAGAACTGCTACACCGCAAATTGACCGTTCAAGCATGGATAACGCAGAAACTCGAAGACTTGCTGAATCCCAAATGATGCTTAACATGATGCAGATGAAAGCTGACATCGAAAAGACGCAAGCGGAAACAGACGCCGTAAGATCTGGAATAATGCGTGATGATAACAACTTTGGTTTAGCGGTAGAACAGTATTTACTTTCAGTAGACCAGCATGAACTTGCTAAAGATTATTACAAACTTCAAGAAAAACGTGATGAAGTTGCAAGGATAAGTTCTGATGTACGTGACAAAAACATTCAGGCAGATACCGCAATTAAGGAACTGGAAAAAATCGGAATTCCGTTTAAAGTTGCGCAAGCATACATTGATTCTGAAATGACACTATATGATTTCATGTATGCAATAAGACACGGGATAAGAACCGTAGATAGGCCCGGGGATATACGATCTGGTGTAATGTCAACGTACGACAATCTTAGAGACTTTTCTGGTAGACATGGTACACAATATGCAAACATCGTGCAAAATACAATGCGCGATATTCAAACCCAAAGAATAGGAGGCAGATGATGGGAAGAAGGAGACAATTCAATCGCGCCGGAATTGCCGGCAAACGTCGGGGACGCGCTAAGCGCATCCGTGGTTACCATAAGTCAAGAGGAGGTGTAAGACTATGACCTGCACGCGCCCTTTAAGATTATCAAGAAGAGACTTAAAACTTGAGGGGCGCACGCTCGTCAATAATACGACAGGATCGGCATATATTGAGATACCCTGCGGTAAATGTATCGCTTGTAGGATAGCGAGAACCAACGAATGGACCACCCGTATAATGCACGAATACGACTTGACAAAGAAAGGTATGTTCATTACACTGACTTACAGAAACGAGGAGTTAAAATATGGTTCTATCGATGCAATTAAACGACCTGAGATCAATCACTCTACCCTCAAAGGGGACAGGATATGCGATATTCTTCATCTTGGGGGTAGTGTTAGCGATCTGCATTTTGCTACTCTTGATAAAGGCGATCTTCAGAAATTCTTCAAGAAACTAAGAAAACACATATCCCCTCAAAACTTCAAATACTTCGCCTGTGGTGAATATGGTGATGAGACAAATCGCCCTCACTACCACATAATCATAACAGGTTGGCAAAACCCGTTAAGCGACATTTATTATAACCCCGTAATTAAAAACAATTCATCATACATGCTTGATGAGTTATGGCCTTTCGGCCATAACACTGTCGGTGGACTGGAACGCGCAAGTGTTCAATACACTGTAGGATACATACGTAAAAAACTGTATGGCGATAACGGCAAAATAGACCATTCAATATACACGTCAACAAATCGCACTCCCCCATTCCAGCTGGCCTCACAAGGTATAGGATTGAAATACGCGGAAAAAAACATGGAAAAATTAATGAAAGGAGAAATTACAATCAATGGAAAAACACAACCAACACCGCGCTACTATAAAAAAAAGCTCGGACATAACCCCCAAATGCAACAAATAAAAAAAGATAATATAGTTAAAAAAATATACCAAGATGTAAATGAGAGTATTATTAACAATTTAACCTATGATCAAAAAATTACGCGCGATAGGCAAATAAACGAAGTAGAAAACGCCGCACGTGCGAAAATTAAAAAACAAAGAAAATTGTAAAAAAACGAAAATAACTATTGACAAAAAAAAATAATCTGATATTATCTTCAAATAAACATTGGGGGGGGCAGAAAGGCATGTCGAGCGTTATACGCAATAATAGACCAATTACCCATTATGGTGAGTAGAATCGGGCCTGGGAAAGGACTAAATCTATACTTGGGCTTAAGTTTCAGGGGTTTAGGCCTTGTACCTCACGACCCTATTAGTTAGCATTGGGAAGGAAGAAAATGCCTATATGTGTTGGCTGGCTGTAGATTGTTGAAAGGTAGTCTTTTCCAACCGCGAAAATATACATGGAAACCCAGGTGAATCTTAATTCCGGAGAGGTCTTTGAATTGGTAGCCACATCCGCGTTTATATCATTAGTCACATATGCTGTATTATAAAGATCAGGATGATTTAAAAAATACCGGTCTTCCGGCTTTGGGTTAAAATTGAGGCTTGGACCTGACACAGCGCGTCGTAATGTATAAGAAGAGCCGTTTAGTATTAATACGGGCCTTACACCGGGATTTGGCGGGAATTGGATATCCAGTACCTGCCCCAGAGAACCCCTCCCCAGTATGTTGTCGATATTGGTTTCTTCAAGTGTCAGCTTGAAATATCTTCTGTTATTAAAAGTTGTATCAAGGTTTGAAGGGACATTTTGTGCGTTGGTTTTGTCTGTCAAGCTTCTCAAGCTCTCAAAATCAGAGTTTAAAGAGCTGTTAATTTGGCTTCGTAAAGTAGACGTATTAATTACACCGCTGAACTGTTCACCGCTTATATATATCCGGTAATAAATCTCGAAACGGACAAAATAGCCGGCCGGGGGATCTTCATAGCCTTCGTTGGAAATCGAAGGCAGCCAGATTCTTGCGAAATTATTATCCGTTATTGTGCCGTCGTTTATGTAGCCAATAAAGGGAATATCCTCAAGCCCGCAGGAAAGCAGGCAAAGAACGGAAATGAACAAAACAGTTAAATTTTTTATGAACCTGTTCTTATTCACTGCCTGTTTTTGTCTCCAGTGTTATTATACGGCTACGGGCAAGATTTGTCCATACCTGGTCGTAGGACCAGTTTGAAATGACCGCGCGGTATGCTTCAATCGCCTTTTCGTCTTCG